AGTTTGGTAGCATTCTCCCACAAGATCTAGCTGAAGAACTCAAGAACCTTGAAACTGCTTCTCAATTCAATAGCAAGGAAACGATTATAAAGAATTCACCATACACTGACGATGTGGAAACAGAATTGAATCGTAAGAAGCAAGACGAAAAAGAGACTGCACAGAATAATTCATTTATTGGAGCAACTTTATAATCTATGCCCGGACTTTCTTTCTACGATAAACAACATATACAGAAAATTGCTGCACAGCAGGCCGTAATAGCTAATATCTTTAATCAATTTATTCTTTCTGTTTCCCCGTATCTCCATAAATGGTCTGATGCGGGGAAAAATAACGTATGGATACGTAATCAGAGAATAGAGAGTGCAGTTGACCGGGAACTGCTGAATCTTGAATCAATGCTATATGCTAATATCTCTGCATTCCAAAAGGACGGCTGGGATCGAGCAGAAAGAAAGAATGATGATTTTATTTCCCAGTTCATCAAGGGAATGTCTATTTCCAGTGCAACAAAAGATGGTATGTTCGCTCATAGTTTATCTGCATTTGAAACTCTAAAGAACGATATAGATGCTAACGGATTCAAGTTATCTGATAGAGTTTGGAATATTACGCAACAAACGAAATCGCAACTCGAATTCTATCTTGATAGTGGCGTAGTTGCCGGACGTAATGCAAACGGAATCAGTAGCGATATACGGCAAATTTTGCAAAATCCCCAAAAACGCTTTCGCAGGATCCGGAATGAGAAAGGTGAATTGGTACTATCACAACCAATGAAGAATTATCATCCAGGACAAGGTGTTTATCGTTCAGCATATAAGAACGCTCTCCGGACATCTGCTACAACTACGAACATTGCTTATCGTAGTGCGGACTATGAACGTTGGAGCAAACAGGACTTCATATTAGGTATTGAGGTACATCGCTCGGCCAATAATCGAGGACCGTGCAAGATATGTGATGCAATGGTAGGTAAATATCCGAAAACGTTCAAGTTTACAGGCTTTCATCCTTTTTGTATCTGTTTTGCTACTCCTATCACCATGGAACCGGAAGACTTTGCTGATTTCTTGCTGAATGACACAGTTCCGCAAGGCCAAACTATTACGGATATTCCCCAGGCGGCAAAGGATTTCGTCAGCGAAAATAAAGATGGATTACAATCTGCTTTCTGGTACAAGGATAACTTTACCAATGATGGAGGACTACAAAGAGAAATAGTTTCCCAACCTATTACGAATGAAGTTATAAAGGTTTCTAAACCTAAACGTATCAAGACTGATGCAGAGAAAAATGATATTCAAAAAAGATGGGAAGACCGATTTGTAAGAAACTTCAACCAAGCCAAAATAGAACAGAAGATTGGTGTAAAAAAAGGCAAAGAAATGACCTTCGAAGAAGCTAATGAGTTACGGGGAAACATTAATTATGGAAAAGCAAGCGAATATAGTGTAAATTGCCAGTCTTGCGTAGTTGCTAATGAATTGAGGAGACGTGGATATAATGTTACAGCTCTACCAAATCTTCAAAAGACAGGGAACATTCCATATGAGTTATCAATGCGGACCAATTGGGCATGGATCGACCCCAAGACTATGGTTATGCCTAAAAAACAGACTGCAGGAGGCATATATGATATAACAAGATCGGGAGCTTTAAAAAGCAAAAGTATAAAAGAGTTAACCAAAGAATTAGTTGAACTAGTAAAAGAACCGGGAAGATATCATATTGATTTTGCTTGGAAAGGCAAGAATTCTGGGCATATTATTACTCTGGAAAAATTACATAATGGAAAAATAATAATATATGACCCACAAACTGGAAAGATGAAAAATTGGAAAGAACTATCAAAGGAAATAAGTTTGAGATATGGAGTTAGTGTATTACGTGTAGACAATTTGTTGGTAAATACTGATATTATTGACGGAATAGTGAAAAAATTATAGTAATGTATCTACATGGTCTTTAGACATGGAAGTCATTCCCATTATATCTTCTGATTGAGTATATGGTGCTAACGTAGCAACACTATCTTTAACAAGGATAAAGCGAGGATAACCAATACAACATCCTGCATCTTCTTTCCGGGATACTGTATATGCTAAATAGCCGTTCCATTCTCCATAATAGGAAACTTGATCGAATCCATTTTGAAGAGCGAGTTCTTTAGCTTTCTTTCTATATTCTTTCTTCTTATTATCCATGTTGCAAATATAGTCATTGATTCCGGAATAAAATATATAAGCAGGAAAAATTTACTCCCCTTATATTTTAATAGAAAATCGTTATGACAATCATTGATGCTATTAAAAAGGGCTTGAAAGCCGCAGGTGTAAACGAAAAATACGCTGTAAAGGTTCAGAAACTCTTCAAAATCGAAAAGGAGGAGGATATTGATACTTATATTGCCTTGTTCAAAGACAATATTCTTCCTGATCTTGAAAACACATCCTCAATAGAAAAAGCGAAAAAGGATGCTATTGCCGAGTATGAAAAGAACAATGGTTTAAAGGATGGTAAACCTATCAAATCGGCTAAAAAGACTAAGAAAACAGTAAAATCCGAAGACGATGATGAAGAAGACGATGATGAAGACTTCGAAGATTTGCCCGCATCTGTAGTTAAGCTATTGAAAGCCCAACAGAAGCAAATCTCCGAGTTGACCGCATCGGTATCTTCTGTCGTATCAACAGTCACAACTTCCACGAAACAGGCATCAGCCAGAACACTATTTGCAGATGCAAAACTCCCTGAAAAGTGGTTTAACCGTATTGATGTCAATTCTGAAACTTCTGTTGAAGATCAGATTAAAGAGTTGCAAGAAGAATACGCTGAAATCAGACAGTCGGTAATAGATGACGAGGTCGCCGGTGGCGGTTACAAGCCTAATTCCTACAAGCCCAAAGAACGTTCTGAAAAAGAATGGCTAGAACTTATGGAAGACGAAGAAAACTCAAATAATGGAACTGCCAGTCTTGGCCTCGATGAATAATAACTAATAATTAAAAGCTATGTTCAGAAAAAAACAAAAAGAATTTCAGTATGCTCCCGGAATCGAAAAGATTATTGAGGACATTCAGGGCGGTGGTACTATTGCCCGTGCGGAACTGAAGGGAATCATTGATGAACTTCCTCCGCTTGTTATGGTAGGTAAGGATGCTAACGGTCTTTATCATACTGTTAAGACCGGAAGAATTACGGCTGTTGCGGATGCTGATGCAGTAACTATTCAGATAGCAAAGAATCATGTGTTTAAAGTTGGAGAGGCTGTTACTGTTGGTGGTGCCTTAACTGGAGCTGCTGATGTAATCTCTGCAATCGACAAGACCAACCCAGGCTACGATACGATAACCCTTGCTGGACCAATTGGAGCTGCAGAGATAGGTAATGTATTAGTTCTTGTTACTGCCAAAGCTGATGCCAAAGCCGCCAAGTTCAAATATGTACCAGAAGTTATTACAATGAACAAGGTTGATGTAACGGTTGCTAACCAGCAATCAGGACTTCTGGTACGTGGTACTGTAAATGAGGCAGTAATGCCCTACCCTATTGACGAAGCAATGAAGGCATTGCTTCATTTTATCCGTTTTGTGTAATCCATTAATTCATAATTATGTATGGAAAGAAGTTTAATTAAACAAGTGAACCGTAAGAATATGGGTGCCCGTCTTAACTCGCGTAAAGTTAAGCCGGTATTCTTCCCTAATTTCTTTGGTGTAAAACAGAAGAACTCTCTGAAATGGGAAACTCTTACTGGCGAAAAAGGTGCACCGGTTATCGCTGATGTTATTTCATTCGATTCTTCCGCACCGCAAAAGAAACGTGAAGTTATCGGCAAGATGTCAGGTGATATCCCTAAGACTGCAGTAAAACGCGGTATGAACGAAAGCGACTGGAACGAATACCAGCAACTTAGCCGGGATTGTGAAGGTGATGCAGACTTGAAATCAATTCTGGACCTTGCTTTTAAAGATCAAGACTTCGTATATAACGCTGTTCGTGGCCGTTTCGAATGGTGGTGTATGCAATTGATGTCTAAAGGTGGCTTCATTCTCAATTCAAGCAATAACAATGGCATTGTTACCGAAGAATTTGTAGGCTGTGGTATGCCTAATGAAAACAAGAAAGTTGCTGCTGTGGATTGGTCTAAGTCTACAACGGCCGACGGCTTGCAGGATATTGAGGACACTGTGGTTGCCGCTTCTGCCGAAGGTGTTACTATCAAATACGTAGTAATGCGCAAAGACAGATTTGCTCTATTGAAGAAGCAAAAGGCTGTTATTGAAAAGGTAAAAGGCTGGATCAATCAGAAAGAAAAACTGACTATCTCCAAAAAGGTTATCAATGAATACCTTGCTGCCCAAGAGAATACGGAAGGTGTCCAGATTGTTCTTGTAAGTCCGTCTGTTCGTATTGAGGATGCTTCTCATAAACGTACTACTGTAAATCCATGGGAATCCGCTAATATTTGTTTCCTGGAAGATTTACAGTGTGGCGACATTCAGCATGGTCCTATCGCAGCGGAACATTCTGTTGAATACAAGAAGAAAGCTACAACGCTGAAAAAAGACTTTGTTTTCATCAGCAAGTGGTCTGAACTGGAACCGTTCAAGGAGTGGACTAAAGCGGAAGCCAACGCAATTCCTGTAATTAATGATCCTGATGCAATGTACATCATGAAAACTGATGGCCAAGCATGGGAAGAAGGTGAAGATACTGAAAAAACAGATGAAGAGTAAACTATATGGCAACAATCAGAGAAACAATACTGGAATATCCTTCTATTGAGGATATGGAAAGCTTCTTAGATAAGGTAGTCTTCGTTAAGCGGGGCATCAACCCCGAAGCGGAATGTACTACTGAAAACATGAAGCAAGTTGGTCTTTGTGTCGCTGATACGTACGCCATGTTAGTAAACTCACAGGATTTCAGTGAGAATAAGCTTTCTATCACTCATCCCCGTTCTTTCTATATCCAGACTGCAAAACAACTGTATATAGAAAACGGGGAGCCGGAGAAAGCCGGTAAACTCGGGAAACGAATAATTATCAAAGGAAAGGCTGGTAACAGATGGTAAAACGATATCCACATACAGCGATAGTCACTATCGACGTTAACGGAAAGACAGTAAACGGTGAATGGGTTCCGGGGAAACCGATTGAAATATCCGTTCCCGGACGTTATGATCCTGTAAGTGATGGTACTGTTGTCTATAAACGTAATTCTGCTGGTGATGAAGCGCAAATACATGGCTATTTCTATACCAAAATGCAGCCACCGACCGGTAGTAAGTTTTTGCGTTTGAAAGTCGAATCAAAGGGTATTGATGTACCAGTGATCTGTTGGGAACCTTATCAATCACATTCAATTATCAACGTATGAGAAACGGTATGACTCCCCTATTCACTTATGATGAATTGGAAAAATGGTTTGATCGCTTTCAAAGTAAAGCAGAAGATAAGATGCTTGTATTCCTGCAGGCAGGAGGTGAAAAGTTTATCGAAGTAGCCCGCCGGAGCGGTTCATATAAAGACCAAACTGGCAATCTTCGAAGCTCTATTGGATATATAATAGCCAAAGACGGCGAAGTGGTTACAGAAAACTTTAAGGAGGGTGACAAAGGGACTGATAAGACAACCGGTAAGTACAAAGGTCGTAGGCTTGCAGAAGAAGTCTCACTATCGTATACCGGCGGTTATGTATTGGTCGGTGTTGCGGGAATGGAATATGCGGCAGCCGTGGAAGCTAAAGGATATGAAGTCGTTTCAGGAGCTAATACGCAATGTGAGAAATACCTGAGAGATACATTGAAGTCAATTTTTAACAAGATTTAATTATGGACGAGTTTGATGCTGTTGATATAGTTTACGATGCTGTTTCCGCTGCGGACATCGATATTATGATTTACAAGGATAAGTCGGAAGCCGGCTTTACTAATGAACACATCGTTATCAATCATCTGCAATTGAATGAGCTCGACTTCATCAATAAAGTGCCTGTTAATATCAACATCTTTGTTCCTTGGAGTGATGAAAATGGTATGTTAAAACGTCAACGAATGAAAGAATTAAAGCGTAAGGTAAGGAAATCGCTTGATTCAATCAATAGTAATGACGGTGTATGTAAAGAAGTGACAGTTCTCTGGAGTGTTCCAATGCCGGACTTGAAAGAGAAATTCGCTTGTACAAATATTAGATTAGAAATTTTAATAGATCAATAATTATGGCAGGAGAAGTAAGACCTATCGCTATGGGCGTAGGTAAAATTAAATTTGGAGCAGTCGGAGACGGTGTTCCGGGAACGGACCTCAAAGAATTTCCTCTTCCGACAAAAGGAAGTGTAGTATTCAACTTTGCGGATCCTAAAGAAGTAAAAGTCGAGACGGAAGGAAGCGATGAACCTTTGTATGTTGAATTTGTAAAAGATACAACAGATTACATCGAACTCTCTATTCCTACTCCTTCTAACGAAGTACTTAAAGAGTTGGCAGGTGGTGAGATTGATACAGCTGACGGAAAAAACATCTGGAAGAAACCAATCAACGTTCCTTCTATCTCAAAGACATTCCAGTGCGAAACATTACCCAAAAACGGTAAAAAGGTAGTTTATACCGTTGTTAATGGTAAGATTACTTCTAAGATCTCACAAGCTCCCGGTTCCGAGCAAGCGGAGTTGTTACTTGTACGTGTATATATGCAGGCAGCTATTACAGCTTCCGGAGAAAAAAAGGCTGCTTTTATGCGTGAAGTTATAAGCGTGTCTGAAAGCGGAGAAGCCCCGGCAAATCCAGCAAATCCCGAAGGCGAAGAAGTAGTAGAGTAAAAATGGTTTCCTGTGTAGCTTAGTTGGTTAAAGCACTACATTAGTAGAGACCGGTGGTTCGAAT